CATACATCTTTATATACATTGTCACCATGAAGTATAACAAACAAGGGAAAATGATTCCCGTCGAATTTGCAAAGGGTCGTAAGAGTAGTTCTCAGGCCCGTGATGACGTCAAGGATGATGGGCTGGAATCCAATACATTCACCGCGTACAATCACGAAGTCAAGTTTGAAAACATTCGCGCAAAGGTCAATATTTGCCGTACCAAACCCGATGATCCGCCAGAGGTCGGAGTCGCAAAAGGTGCAATAATGGCCGGCGTTCCACTTACTGTGCCAACCAATTCAGCGGCTGCCACGGTGCATGCTATGAAGAAGCGGTGTGACTTTAAACCGTCTCTTGAAACAATGGATTGTTTCAATCGAGGCCATGACCTTCTCATGGCTAAAGTCCCCAAAATGGAAACCATCCAGATGACAGGTGAGCTTTTCGAAGCTTACCTCAAAAAGTGTGCACCTGGGAAGGGAGCTAGGTTGCTGGAGGCACTCAATGGGCATGAGTTGACCAGTGAGATGGACTCGAAGCATGTGTTTGCAAAGCAGGAAGTGTTGCTCAAGGAGCACAGGGCCCAGCCGCGCGTCGTATATCAGGGAACAGATATGTACAACGCTTTGACTGGACCGGTCGTTATGGAGCTAAACAACCGGATGAAAGAGGTGTTCTCTCTCCGGAACCCAATTAATACAGGTAATAAGGTCATTTATGCCTGTGGAGCCTCGGGTGAGGAGTTGGGGGACATTATGGAAAGCTCTGTTGGGACTCCTATTGAGAGCGATGCGAAGAATAACGACGGGAGCCAATCTGCACAGTTTCGCAAGAGAGAAGCGATGCTGTACTACAAGCTGGGTGCCCCCCAGTGGTTTGTTCGGGAGTTTGCCAAGACAACATCAGTGAGAGTGTGGACCAGGTATGGGATCTGCGCAACCGTTGAGGGTGAGAGATGGTCTGGTGAGACCACCACCACCACTGGCAACTCTTATGTGCATATGTGCCTCATGCAAGATAGCCTGGAACGCGCTGAGGTCAAAGAGAGCACGAACATCCACGGGGGTGACGATTACCTCGGGTTCGTAGTCGGAGAACCGGAAACCTTCAAGTCAAGTGTGGAAAAGACATATACGGCCTCAGGCATGGTTGCTGAGGTCGTGCCACAGAAGGGCCGGCACGTTGCCACCTTTTACAGGAAGAGGTATCTCCGGGGCGTGAATGGTTGTCGTCCAGTTCCACAGTTTGGGCGTGTCTTGGCAAAGATGAACTTGAGGCCAAATAGGAATACTCAAGTCAATGATCGTGATTATATGAGCGGTAAGTATTATTCTGCCGCTTATGAGCATAGATACGTCCCGGGCATAAGGGAACTACTGCTGCAAACTGCCGCAACACTGTCGGATACCCCCTATTTTGACGTTCGGACAACGAAAATGGCCGAAATGGGGGGAAAAGAAAATATTGACGCGATTGTCTCAAGTGTGACTCCGCATAATATCGATGAATTGCATGAGTTTTTGGACCAAGTGTATGGTGTAGGGTATGACGATCTTTTCGAATTGTACTCACGGGTTGCCGCGTCGTGTGTCGACTACTGCGACGAGTGGACTGTGGTTACAAAGGCTGGGAAGACTGTCAACAAATCCAGAAGCTACCGGTATAACGCGCCCAAGTTTGCCGGCGATACTGTGGACGCATTGATGAGCGTTGATGTGTGAGCAAGAGTGGTTTCTCCCATTGTGACGGGTCATTAGCAAGTTAAGACCAACACAAC